GAATATATATTTTTTCTTTTTCATGTTTTTTTATAGTAATACCATTTCCATCATTTAATACAGTTATTGAATTATCTTCATTAAAGTTAATTTTAATTTGAGATACTTGGATAATATTAGGGTCTTCTTGACCTTGTAATCTAACAATTTGATCTCGAGCATTTACAAGAATCTCATTAAAGATATTTAATAATGCCGGGATATATTCAATTTCTTTAAACACGATTTTATTATCGTTTAAGATGGGCAGAACTTCATTAATTTTATCGATACCCCCAACATATGTATCCGGAGTGTCATAAATATGTTGTCTTAATTCTTTTTTTTCATATTGTTCTGCCATATTTCTAATATATTATATAGTTATTATTTTAAGTAAATAAAATTCAAATTTTTATTTTATATTTAATCAATATTTATATTAATTAATTAATTTCTCCAAAATTTTTTTCTATGTTATAGTATAAAAACAATGGGAGGAGGATTAATGCAATTAGTAGCTTATGGCGCACAAGATATTTACCTTACTGGTAACCCGCAAATTACTTTCTTCAAAGTTGTCTACCGCAGACACACTAACTTCTCTATGGAATCTATTGAACAAACCTGGAATGGTGGTGATGGTACCGGAACGCCCACCACTGCTGGTAGATGTACGACAACTATCTCAAGGAATGGTGATTTAGTTCACAGGGTGTATTTGGAATTGGTCGGCAATGCGAACGTCGTGGAAAATCCAACTGCCTACTCAATCGTTGATGTTGAAGTTGAAATAGGTGGTCAGAAAATCGACAAACAAACTGGTCAATGGATGAATGTTTGGTCTCATTTAACAGAACCAAATCCTAGTGGACATACTGGTAAGTCCGGTTCCGAATCAACTGGCACAACGTTCCAAAATATGTCTGGCATGGGTGGTGCTTTAGGTGATTCAGGAGAGGGATCAAAATATTGGGTACCATTACAATTTTGGTTCTGTCGGAACCCAGGACTTGCTTTACCACTTATCGCTCTTCAGTATCACGAAGTTAAAATTATCCTAAATCACCATTTTTACAGTGCTTTTTCAAAACTTGATAGTAATAAATTATGGGCTGATTATATCTACCTCGATACCGACGAAAGACGTAGATTCGCTCAAGTTTCACACGAATATTTAATCGAGCAGGTTCAAGATCAAAGCATTACGAAGGGCACTTCTGCAGACCTTAACTTTAATCATCCAGTTAAAGAACTCGTATGGTGTGTAAATAGTCACATAGGTAATCTGGACCCTATCGGGAGTCTTACAGATACTTATCAACTTAAATTAAATGGACACGATCGTTTCGCGGCACGTGATTGGAGATATTTTTCAAGAACTCAAATATGGCAACATCATTCTGGTGCAGGTGGATTAACCGCGTCAGCGGCGGCCACGGTACGACACAGTGATGGTATTGGAGTATATTCGTTTGCTCTTAAACCCGAAGAACACCAACCATCTGGAACTTGTAATTTCTCTAGAATTGATAATGCTCAGTTAGTATGCTCCAAAGATAGCGCCGCCGACAGAGTATACGCCGTCAACTACAACGTCCTCCGTATCATGAGTGGTATGGGTGGATTAGCATACAGCAACTAAATAATCAATAAATAACTAATAATCAATTTCTATAGATTTTAAATAATTTATATTTTTTTCTAAATATTATAGTCTTTTTTTTATTTTATTAATGTTTCCAAAATTTTTTTCTATGTTATATTATAAAAATGGGAGGAGGATTAATGCAATTAGTAGCTTATGGCGCACAAGATATTTACCTTACTGGTAACCCGCAAATTACTTTCTTTAAAGTCGTTTATAGAAGACACACTAACTTCTCAATGGAATCTATCCAACAAACCTGGAATGGGACCAACTTGAAAGATGGTCGTTGTACTGCTACTATTTCAAGAAATGGTGATTTAGTCCACAAAATGTATTTAGCAATGTCGGGCCGAGCCGCGGATACTACTAATAATTTAGGATCTGCTGTGATTAAAACGGTCGAATTAGAAATTGGTGGTCAAAAAATTGATAAACATACTGGTTTATGGATGGAAACATGGGCAGAATTAACTGAACCAAATCCTACTGGTTTTGTTGCGAAACACAAGGAGGATGGGGCGGGCACTTTATTCCAAAATATGAGTGGTATGGGTGGTGTGAAAGGCCACTACACGCACTCTTATAATATTACAGTCCCATTACAATTTTGGTTTTGTCGTAATCCTGGATTAGCATTACCGCTAATTGCTTTACAGTATCATGAAGTTAAAGTGATTTTAGATCACACCTTTGGCACGCTGGTCAGCGACACTAAGACAAATGAGTTGTGGTGTGATTATATTTACCTTGATACTGATGAACGTCGTAGATTCGCTCAGGTATCGCACGAATATTTAATTGAACAAGTTCAAGAACAATCATTAACCGATGAAGCACAAGATTTAAACTTTAATCATCCGGTTAAAGAATTAATATGGGTAGGCACAGACGCCGCCGCCGGAACTGGTACCTCAACCACGCTTTCATTGCCATGCGTAGGTACTACTACTTACCAACTTAAATTAAATGGACATGATCGCTTTGCCGCTCGTGATAGTAGATATTTCTCCAGAACTCAAGTGTGGCAACACCATTCAGGTACTGGAGGTTTATTATCCAGCGAGGTAGACGCGTCCGCGCTGACGGCGTCCGGTGCTTTTAATGATTCTATCAACGTGTATTCATTTGCCCTCAAACCTGAAGAGCATCAACCTTCCGGAACGTGTAACTTCTCAAGAATTGATAATGCTCAATTAGTTAGTAGTGTTAAGCCGACTGGGCGGTCTGTCGTCTTCGCCGTCAACTACAACGTCCTCCGTATCATGAGTGGTATGGGTGGATTAGCATACAGCAACTAAATAATCAATAAATAACTAATAATCAATTTCTATAGATTTTAAATAATTTATATTTTTTTTTTTTTTTTTTTTTTTTTTTTTTTTTTTTTTTTTTTTTTTTTTTTTTTTTTTTTTTTTTTTATTATTTTTTTTTTTTTAATTAATTTCTCCAAAATTTTTTTCTATGTTATATTATAAAAATGGGAGGAGGATTAATGCAATTAGTAGCTTATGGCGCACAAGATATTTACCTTACTGGTAACCCGCAAATTACTTTCTTTAAAGTCGTCTACCGTAGACACACTAACTTCTCAATGGAATCTATTGAACAAACCTGGAATGGGAACGAAAAAACTTTCGGTTCAACAGGTCGTGCTACCGCCACTATTTCCCGCAATGGTGATTTAGTACACAAGATGTATTTAGAAATAAAAGGACTGCCGACGGGTGGCAGTAAAAACTTTAATTCTCAAGCTATTAGTGATATTGAATTAGAGATTGGTGGTCAAAAAATAGATAAACATACTGGTCAATGGATGAATGTATGGGCACACTTAACGGAACCAAATCCTACAGGTCATGTAGGAGAAGTAGATAGTGATGGTCAAAAGGGTACATTATTTCAAAATATGAGTGGCATGGGTGGGGCGGTTGGGGGGGACGGCACTCCCATAGTAACATTTGTTCCATTAATGTTTTGGTTTTGTCGTAATCCGGGTCTTGCTCTTCCATTAATAGCCCTTCAATATCACGAAGTTAAAGTTATATTAAATACTAATTTTATCACTGGCATCTATGCCGAGGTCCCCACCCATAATAAGTTATGGGCTGATTATATCTACCTCGACACAGATGAGCGTAGACGATTTGCACAGGTATCTCATGAATATTTAATTGAACAAGTTCAAGAACAATCTGTTGTGGTGAATGGACAATCAGCTGATTTAAATTTTAATCATCCTGTTAAAGAATTAATATGGACTGCGGACTGGACGTATTTAGGACAGGGTGACCTCTCTGCATACCTTCTAGCGATCGGAGAGTCTGCGGCTACTTATCAACTTAAATTAAATGGACACGATCGTTTCGCGGCACGTGACTGGAGATATTTCTCAAGAACACAAGTATGGCAACACCACACAGGAGCTGGAGGATTGCAGGCGATGCCGGTGACCGAGGGGGCATTTTCTGATGGTATTGGTGTCTACTCATTTGCGCTTAAACCTGAAGAGCATCAACCATCAGGAACGTGTAATTTCTCAAGGATTGATAATGCTCAATTAGTAGGTACCGCTGACTCTCATGCAACTAGAGTATATGCCGTCAACTACAATGTCCTCCGTATCATGTCCGGTATGGGTGGTTTAGCATACAGCAACTAAATAATCGCTATAACTTCGTCAATTTCTATAGATTTTAAATAATTTATATTTTTTTCTAAATATTATAGTCTTTTTTAAAAGAAATTTAATTTAATTAATTAATTTCTTTAAAATTTTTTTCTATGTTATAGTATAAAAACAATGGGAGGAGGATTAATGCAATTAGTAGCTTATGGCGCACAAGATATTTACCTTACTGGTAACCCGCAAATTACTTTCTTCAAAGTTGTCTACCGCAGACACACTAACTTCTCTATGGAATCTATTGTCCAGACATTCTCTGGTACTGCTGACTTCGGTGGTGATGTTGTTGCCACAATCTCCAGAAATGGTGATTTAGTTCACAGAATGTATTTGGAGCATGGATGTAAATTTACAGGCCCTGCCACGAACGCAGGTGTCCAATTAGTTGAAAGATATGGACATTCATTAATTAAAGAATGTGAAATTGAAATCGGGGGTCAAAGAATTGACAAGCATACTTCTATGTGGAATCGTGTATATTCAGATTTAACTGAATTTAATCCGAGTGGTCATTTTGGGGCGAATAATGCAAATTTAGATGGTACACTTTATCAAAAAATGACCGGCAATGGACTAGGACTTCTTACTAGCCAAGATACTCCATTTGGGGTAGAAACTGGAGAGATTGTAAATGGATTTTCTTATGAGAGCGGCGGCGACGGTAGTGACATCATTGATGTGGGGAGAATATTTTTACCCTTAAATTTCTGGTTTAATCGAAATCCCGGTCTCGCATTACCTTTAATTGCCCTTCAATATCATGAAGTCAAGGTAAAAATGACTTTTGAATCCGTAACTAGTCTAGCGAGAAACGTGGCTAACTCCACGAACGTCGCAACCGCATGGGGATCGTCGACCGATAGCGACCACGTTTTTAATTTATGGTGTGATTATATCTACCTTGATACCGATGAAAGACGTAGATTCGCTCAAGTATCACATGAATATTTAATTGAACAATTACAGTATTCGGAAAGTACGGTTACAACCGCAGGACCTTCAATTGATCTTAACTTTAATCATCCGGTTAAAGAATTAATATGGTGTACTCGTAATGAGGGAACTGCGACGACATCAAGGTGTGGCGGTACGGGAGATCCAGGTATTTTACAAGATCCCACTGCTTCGCCTGTTTCATTAGATGCGATGGGTGGTAATTGGCAATTAAAACTTAATGGTCATGATCGTTTCAAAGAAAGAGATTCTAGATATTTCACTAGAACACAAGTATGGCAACACCATACCGGTTATGGTGCTACCCCAACATTAGGGTCCACGGATACTGACTTATCACAAGACAGTGCCGGGGCCACAGTTGGATCTGATAGTATAGCTGTATATTCATTCGCCCTTAAACCCGAAGAACATCAACCCTCAGGGACTTGTAATTTCTCAAGAATTGATAATGCTCAATTGGTTGGATCTGATATTCAAATAGCACTCGAGGGTCAGAACAAGGCCTCCACACCGCCTGTTGATGATTCCGCCGTTAAACTAACAATCTTCGCCGTCAACTACAATGTCCTCCGTATCATGTCAGGTATGGGTGGTTTAGCTTACAGTAATTAAATAAACTAAAATAAAAAAATATTATATAAAAAAAATAAATTAATATAAGTTATCAATAACTTCTTCAATTTTATTTGTTCTCATTTTTCCATTAGCACAATCAGTTAATAAATTAATTAATTGTTCTAAAACTTCAACTTTTTCTGTTAAACTTTTTCCATTAAATAAAGATTTTGTTAAAGTATAAGATTCTAAATTTTTAAAATGATTTGAATCAGTATTTACTTTTCTTTCTACCCATAACTTGACTATTTCAGGTAATTTTTCAAGATGAACTAAAACATCTTCATAATTTACATTTGAATCAACTGAAACATTTTTATTATCCCAAGAAGTTAAGAAAGTACTCTTACCTCTTCTACCCGATCCTACCCAATTACCACAACATTCACGTAAATAATCTAATTCAGCAATTCTTTGTTTTAAATCATCTGATAATCCTGATGAATCGTCAACAGATTCAACATTTTCTTCATTACCTTCGGAAACAGTAGGGACTTCAGTAAGAATGTTACGGATATCTGCGGCGACCTGCTCAACTGGTGCGGCAGATGCTTCTTCAACGGGACCTGCGGTCTCAACAGGTTCTTCTGAAGCAACTTCTTCAACAGGTACTTCTTCTACAGGTTCTTCTTCTACCGGTGCTTCTGCGGGCGCTTCTGGTTCTTCCGGAGCAACTTCTTCAACAGGTTCTTCAGGAGCATCTGTGGTCTCTTCAGTAGTTTCTTCAGGACCTGCGGTCTCAACAGGTTCTTCATCTACAACAGGTTCTTCTACGGGACCTTCATCTGCAACAGTTTCTTCAGGAGCATCTGTAATTTCTACTTGAACATTGGACTCAACAGGTTCTTCGCTCAAAGTTGTTAGATCTAGAGTATCGGGCATTTTTTTATATATTAACAAATATTTTATTTTCAAATATTTTTTATTAAATTATTTATTAACATACATACTGTCATTGGTCCAACACCTCCGGGTACTGGTGTAATATATTTAACTTTATCTATAACATCTTCATAATCTACATCCCCGCATAATTTATTATTTAAATCCCGATTTATCCCAATATCTATAATTATAACATTTTCTTTTATCCAATCTTTTTTAATCATTTTAGGTTGTCCACATGCTACAATTAATATGTCCGCTAAAATTGTTTTTTCTTTTATATTTTCTGTGAACTCATTACATAAAGTTATAGAACCTACTTTTTTATTTAATAACATTACAGATAATGGTAAATTAACCATACCAGATCCAACAAAAACTATATTTTGTTTTTCTAAATCTATATCATAATATTCTAATAATTTAATACACCCTAATGGAGTGCAAGGATAATATATAGGTTCTTTATTCATCATAATTAATCCTAAATTTTGTGGATGTAATCCATCTACATCTTTGTCTATAGATATTTTAGATAATATATTTAATTGATTTAAATATTTAGGTAAAGGTAATTGAACCATAATACCATTTACAGAAATGTCTTCGTTAAATTCATTAATTTTATCGATAATGTCTTTTTCAGAAACATTTTCATTATAATGATATATTTCACAAGAAATACCTAATTCTGAACAGTTTTTCTTTTTTATATTTACATATGTTAAAGAATCTTGACGATTACCAACAATTATTATAGATAATTTTATTAATTTATTATTATTTTTAATTTTATTCTTTATATTTTCATAAATATTTTCAACGACAGGTTTACTGATTAATTGTTTATTCATAATATCTATAGAATTAAATTATTTTTAATAATTAATTTTTTTTAAAAAAATTTTTTGAATTAATTAATTAATTTCTGTAAAATTTTTTTCTATGTATAGTATAAAAACAATGGGAGGAGGATTAATGCAATTAGTAGCTTATGGCGCACAAGATATTTACCTTACTGGTAACCCACAAATTACTTTCTTTAAAGTTGTCTACCGCAGACACACTAACTTCTCTATGGAGTCTATCCAACAAACTTTCAGTGGTGGTGGAAATAATGTTGTTGCTACAATCTCCAGAAATGGTGATTTAGTTCATAAAATGTACCTTGCAGGTCCGGAAGGTTTCGCCGGACCGATAATCAAAACAGCCGAATTAGAAATTGGTGGTCAAAGAATTGATAGACAATCTGGTGATTGGATGGATACATGGAATGAACTTTCTACTTCAGAATCTAAAGCCATTGGTCTTAAAGCTATGACTGGTCAAATTGGTATTGTCGGCATCGACGGTGTCCAGCAGCAACATATCCCGCTTTTATTCTGGTTTTGTCGTAATCCTGGTCTTGCGTTACCCCTAATTGCTCTTCAATACCATGAAGTCAAAGTTAAATTTTCATTTGATTTAACCAATACCAATACCTATACTTTATACTGTGATTACATCTACCTTGACACTGATGAAAGACGTAGATTCGCTCAAGTATCACATGAATACCTTATTGAACAAGTTCAAGAACAGACTTCCTCCACCGATGGTAAGAATAAACTTAACTTCAACCACCCAGTTAAAGAACTTATCTGGAGATCAACCGGCCCCGACCCCGCAGAAACGGTTGGGTTAAAATTAAATGGTCATGAACGTTTCAGCACGAGAAATGATGAATACTTTTATTTACAGCAACCATACGATTACCACACTGCTGTTCCCCGCCAGAATTTACCGACTGCTGCTCAGCTTATGTCAAATTCTGTAATTTTTCAAAATACTACTACATTTTTGACCTCTGCTTTGGGTGTCGCCGCAACCGGCACGGTGGCGGGCGGACTCCAGTCCGAGGGCATAGGGGCCGAGACGAACGATATCGTTGTCCCAACTAGTGGAACATTTAAATATGGACAGACTAACGTCAATTTCAATGAGTTCGATGTTGCCACCACCTTTGGCACCGAGTTCACCGCCAGCGCGGGAGCGGCGAATATCGCATTCTTATTTAATGCGGCGGACTCGCCCGCCGTCAACTTTGCGGCAGGACACACTTATAGAATAAAAGTTTCTGGTGGTGGGTCGGTTACAGGAGGTGCGACCTCAAAAGTTGTAATTACAAGAGTAGATGCGGTTGTTCAAGGTCTGGTGACTCCCGCGGGCGGTGGCGACCCGAAGACGCTTAATGTTGACACTTTTGCGGTATTTTTCAGTGAGCTATTGACACTGAACGCTGCAGGTGCGATGAACGGTGGTGGGCCGGAGTTAGTGAAGATAGAAAGCGTTGAAAAAATAATTTACGAGGCGGCGGTGATTACTCAGGCCCGCACCTCCAAAGACACCGCCAAGATAGGTGTATACTCATTTGCCCTCAAACCTGAAGAGCACCAACCATCTGGCACCTGTAACTTCTCCAGAATTGACAATGCCGAATTAACTTTCACAGGGTCAGATAGTATGGGAACCGGCGTCATCTACGCTGTCAACTACAATGTCCTCCGTATCATGAGTGGTATGGGTGGTCTCGCATACTCCAATTAAATAATTAAATTAATTTATCCATTCCAATTCTCTTAATTCTAAATTATTAAAATATTTATAGTAATCTTTTTTTTTTCCTTTTTTTATTTTATTTTATAAATTTTTTTCTATGTATAGTGTATAAAAACAATGGGAGGAGGATTAATGCAATTAGTAGCTTATGGCGCACAAGATATTTACCTTACTGGTAACCCACAAATTACTTTCTTTAAAGTTGTCTATCGCAGACACACTAACTTCTCCATGGAGTCTATCCAACAAACTTTCAGTGGTGGTGGAAATAATGTTGTTGCTACAATCTCCAGAAATGGTGATTTAGTTCATAAAATGTACCTTGTAGGTACGGAAGGTTCCTCCGGACCGCCAATCAAAACAGTTGAATTAGAAATTGGTGGTCAAAGAATTGATAGACAATCTGGTAAATGGATGGACACCTGGAATGAACTTTCAACTCCAGAATCTAAAGCAATTGGTCTTAAAGCTATGACTGGTCAAATTGGTAATGTCAGCGCTGGAGGAAATGGTGTAAAACAGCAACATATCCCGCTTCTATTCTGGTTTTGTCGCAATCCTGGTCTTGCTTTACCCCTAATTGCTCTTCAATACCATGAAGTCAAAGTTAAATTTTCATTTGATTTAACCAATACCTATACTTTATACTGTGATTACATCTACCTTGACACTGATGAAAGACGTAGATTCGCTCAAGTATCACACGAATACCTTATTGAACAAGTTCAAGAACAAACAGCTACCCTCGATGGTAAGAATAAACTCAACTTCAACCACCCAGTTAAAGAACTTATCTGGAGATCAAGTGCTGCTGCTGACACGGTTGGATTAAAATTAAATGGACATGAACGTTTCAGCACGAGAAATGATGAATACTTTTATTTACAGCAACCATTTGATTATCATACAGCTGTCCCCCACCAGAATTTACCGGCAGCTGCACAAATTACTTTGACCCACGAGCCAAAACTTTCCTTAATAAACCAAGCGGGGGTCCTATTTTTTAGTATCACATCTCCGAATGGCCCCGGGGTATATACCGCCATCGGTCCGTCCACATCCACCGGCACGATCGGGGACTTCAATATTGCGTCCGGAGTATTAAGTCTAGGGATGGGTTCGCTGTACCATCCAAATTCCGCCAATATTGACTCGATTGACGGAATCCCCGCAGGAACTCAATTAGCAATTGTATGCTCCAAAACTGAGACGTCGGATCCGGCGACTGGGGGAACTATAGGGCAAACATATTTTGCAACGGTTACCGCAACCGCAGTAGCCAGCACCGACTACACCAACACTATTGCTATAGGGATTAATGTACCCACAGCCACAGATGTTAGTTTGACATTAGGCGACACCGGAAATGATCCCGTCGCCACATTTAATGTATTCGCTGTAACCAATGGTGTCTCAAATCAGGCCCGTACCTCCGCAGACATCGCCAAGATCGGTGTATACTCATTTGCCCTCAAACCCGAAGAACACCAACCCAGTGGAACTTGTAACTTCTCCAGAATTGACAATGCCGAATTAACTTTCACAGGGCCAGGTAGTATGGGACCCGGCGTCATCTACGCTGTCAACTACAATGTCCTCAGAATCATGAGTGGTATGGGTGGTCTCGCATACTCCAATTAAATAATTAAATTAATTTAAAACCATTCCAATTCTCTTAATTCTAAATTATTAAAATATTTATAGTAATTATTTATTTTTTTATTTTTTTTTTTTTTTATTTTATAAATTTTTTTCTATGTTATATTATAAAAACAATGGGAGGAGGATTAATGCAATTAGTAGCTTATGGCGCACAAGATATTTACCTTACTGGTAACCCACAAATTACTTTCTTTAAAGTTGTCTACCGCAGACACACTAACTTCTCAATGGAGTCTATCCAACAAACTTTCAGTGGCGCCGGAAATAATGTTGTTGCTACAATCTCCAGAAATGGTGATTTAGTTCATAAAATGTATCTTGTAGGTACGGAAGGTTCCGCCGGACCGCCAATCAAAACAGTTGAATTAGAAATTGGTGGTCAAAGAATTGATAGACAATCTGGTGATTGGATGGATACATGGAATGAACTTTCTACTCCAGAATCTAAAGCAATTGGTCTTAAAGCTATGACTGGTAAAATTGGTAATGTCAGCGCTGGAGGAAATGGTGTAAAACAGCAACATATCCCGCTTCTATTCTGGTTTTGTCGCAATCCTGGTCTTGCTTTACCCCTAATTGCTCTTCAATACCATGAAGTCAAAGTTAAATTTTCATTTGATTTAACCAATACCTATACTTTATACTGTGATTACATCTACCTTGACACTGATGAAAGACGTAGATTCGCTCAAGTATCACACGAATACCTTATTGAACAAGTTCAAGAACAAACAGCTACCCTCGATGGTAAGAATAAACTCAACTTCAACCACCCAGTTAAAGAACTTATCTGGAGATCAAGTGCTGCTGCTGACACGGTTGGATTAAAATTAAATGGACATGAACGTTTCAGCACGAGAAATGATGAATACTTTTATTTACAGCAACCATTTGATTATCATACAGCTGTCCCCCACCAGAATTTACCGGCAGCTGCACAAATTACTTCGACCCTCCCCCCAAGACTTAGTGCTATTCATGCTGCTGCGGATGATAATATTATTACGGAGGGGGGTTATGGACAGGGATGGACTTATATGTCCTCGACCGCGAACGGCGGTGGAGGGAACTTCACTATTGTGTCCGGAACATTAACTCTAGGAATGTCCGACCCCTACGACCCTGTAACCGCCCATATCGACGAGTCTGACGTCCCTGGAATCCCCGCAGGAACTCAATTAGCAATTGTATGCTCCAAAACTGACTCGTCGTACCCGCTGACTGGGGGAACTATAGGGCGAACATATTTTGCAACGGTTACCGCAACCGCAATAGCAGGGTATCCTGGACTCTCCTCAACTATAAACAATCTTATTATAGGGATTACTGTACCCACAGCCACAGATGTTAGTTATACATTAGACGACACCGGACCCTACAACGATGCCACATTTAATATATTCGCTGTAACCAATGGTGTCTCAAATCAGGCCCGCACCTCCAAAGACACACACCCTATCGGTGTATACTCATTTGCCCTCAAACCTGAAGAGCACCAACCATCTGGCACCTGCAACTTCTCCAGAATTGATAATGCCGAATTAACTTTAACAGGTGTCGCCGCTGGCACCATCTACGCCGTCAACTACAATGTCCTCCGTATCATGAGTGGTATGGGTGGTCTCGCATACTCCAATTAAATAATTAAATTAATTTATCCATTCCAATTCTAAACATTTTTTCTTTTTTATATTTACATATGTTAAAGAACCTTGACGATTACCAACAATTATTATAGATAATTTTATTTATTTTTTTAATTTTTTTATTTTTTTCTTTATATTTTCATAAATATTTTCAACGACAGGTTTTACTGATTAATTGTTTATTCATAATATCTATAGAATTAAATTATTTTTAATAATTAATTTTTTTCTATGCTATAGTATAAAAAACAAATGGGAGGAGGATTAATGCAATTAGTAGCTTATGGCGCACAAGATATTTACCTTACTGGTAACCCACAAATTACTTTCTTTAAAGTTGTCTATCGCAGACACACTAACTTCTCCATGGA